AATCTCCTGAAATTCCATCATTTGATGTTGAAGATTTAACTGACGAAGAAATTCTTGAGTTAGAAAAACATAAAAGAAACATCATTAATGCAATCGTTCAAGGAGCAGCTAAAAGAGGTCATTATGTTTTTCAAAAACCTGACATTAAGGCTAGATTAGACGAAATAAATCCATCTCTTTATAGAGATTATTTAGGTATTATGGCAATTAATGATTTCCTTTATTTTACAATGGAACAAATGATTGAAATGATGAGTCAAACAGGTCAAGGTGTTGCGGGTAAGGTGAAATTACAAGACAACGATGATGATGAAGAAGAAGGTGGTGAAGACGAAGATAAGCCAGATACAAAAATTGTAGCTGAAGGTATGATTTTCCCAATCTTATGTCACGAAATCATCAAAGGAATTGAAGAGGGTAAGGGTAGATATGGATTACCTAAAGATATGGAACTACGTAAAAAAGTTCAAGGTCAGGTTGATATATTATCTAACGAACCGATGCAACTTAGAATAGGGCCTGAAATCGTAGAAAAAATTAGATATGCATTACCTGATGAATTGGTTGATGATTCAAATAAAGGGTTAATTCCTTGGTTCCATATATTACTATATCAAATACCTGCGGAAGAATTTTTAAAAATTATTGGATATGCAATATCTGAGGATGAATCAAAAATTAAAATGGCGACTTCAAAATTTAAAGAAATAATAAAAGAAGCTAAGAAGATGAAATCTGACTTTGACAACTTTAGAGAAGATGGTGAATCTGACGATAGTAATTTAAATCCTAGTGGTGGATTTAGTTCTTACGACGACGATGATGAGGATGTTGATTATGCCCCTGAAGAAAAGGACGATGATAAGGATTATCTTACAGATATGGATGATTACTTAGATAGTTTGGGGATAAATAGACCCGACAATCTTGATGACTTATTAGGTGGTTTGGGGATATCGAGACCCAAATAACCAAAATTTGTGAACAAAGAACAATTAATTATAGAAGTTACGAAGTGCATGAGGAACACTCCTTACGCACTTCGTACTTATTTACAGACCTACGATAACACCGTATCCAAATACGTTCCCTTAGACTTATTTCCCGACCAAATTTCCTTAATAGAAGATTACGATAACTACAATGAAAACGTTGCCTTGAAGTACAGACAGGCAGGGGTTTCAACAGTTACCGCTGCTTGGGTATCAAAACGATTAGCCTTTGCTAGAAAAGAAAAGCCAGAAAAAGTTCTAATCATTGCAAACAAATTAGATACTGCGGTGGAGATGGCCAATAAAGTTAGAGGATTTACCGAACAATGGCCTTCATGGGTTGGTGCTGGTTTTTCACAAGAAAAAAACGCGCAAAGACATTTTAAATTAACAAATGGTTGTGAGGTAAAAGCCGTTGCAACATCACGAGATGCCTTAAGGGGTTATACCCCAACCATTCTGATATTTGACGAGGCAGCATATATTGAGGCTGACGGAGATTTTTGGGCAGCGTGTATGGCATCCCTATCTACAGGGGGTAAAGTAATTGTGGTATCCACTCCAAACGGATATGACCCAATTTATTACGAAATCTATGACCAATCTTTAAGGGGAATGAATGATTTTAAGGTGACCGAAATGTTTTGGCACCGTGACCCTCGTTACACAAAAGACTTGTATATGGTTAAAACTAACGATTTGGTTCACTTTCTTTTAAATAGAGAAGAATATAATCTTAACGATGTTGTTATTGAGTTATTTATGGATAATCCATACGATAGAGACCACTCCATAGTTACAGACTATATTGAACAGGGATACAAACCATGTTCATCTTGGTTTGAAGGGATGGTTAAGAAATTAAAATACGATAGACGTAAAGTTGCTCAGGAGTTGGAATGTAACTTTTTGGGTTCAGGAGATAACGTATTTGATTCTGAAATGATGACCGATATTTCCAAAAACCAAGTTAGGGACCCTTTAGCAAAAATGATGGGTGGAGGACTTTGGATTTTTAAAGAACCTGTTAACGGTCATAAGTATGTTATGGGTGTCGACGTTTCAAGAGGTGATTCTGAAGATTTTTCATCTATTCAGATTATTGACTTTGACGCTAGAGAACAAGTATTGGAATACGTTGGGAAGATACCTCCCGACATCCTGGCTGAAATTGCTTACAAATGGGGTACAATGTACAACGCGTACTGTGTAGTCGATTTAACGGGAGGTATGGGGGTTGCAACCGCTAGAAAAATGCAAGAGATGGGGTATCAGGCGGGTATGTATGTAGATAACGTTGATATGACAAACAAATGGAAGTTTGACCCTAAGATGAATGAAAAAATACCTGGTATTAATTTTAATAGTAAGAGGGTTCAAATTATTTCATCATTTGAAGAAGCAATGAGACATAAGTTTAGAGTTTATTCAAGTAGGTTATATAACGAAATGAACACCTTTGTTTACATTAACGGTAGACCTGACCACCAAAAAGGACATCATGATGACTGTATTATGAGTATTTCAATGGCAATCTATGTTGCGGAAAAATCGTTCCAATCACTTGAAAAGGTGGTTAACCATACTAAAGCAATGTTAAATTCTTGGTCTAGTGTCATGAATGAAAACAAAAACACTTCAGATTATTTTAATCCAATGGTTCCTCAAATGGGTAGACAGAATCCGATAAATCAAGGTCCGACTCGAGAAGATTACCAAAAATATGGGTGGTTATTTGGTGCATAATAACTATTTATATTATCAAGGTAACAAGTAAATTTATATTATGGCAGAACAGAATATGACGGTTTGGCAAAGACTGTCGCAAACATTTGGTCCGAACTCACTTCTACAACAGGATTATCCTACTTTTAAGTTTGATAAGAAAGAACTTTTGAGAACCAAAAGTAGAGAAGAATATGAGAAGGAAAAATTACAGGCACAACAGACTTTTTATTTAACAAATCAATGGGCTAAGGTTGAAAATAATCTTTACTCACAGGCGATTTATTACGAACCATCGAGGTTATCCGCACAATATGACTACGAGTCAATGGAGTATACTCCTGAGATTTCTGCGGCATTAGACATCTACGCCGAGGAATCCACAACAACTAACGAAGATGGGTTTATTTTACAAATCTATTCTGAGTCAAAAAGAATAAAAGGTGTATTAGCCGATTTGTTTAACAACAACTTAGACATTAACACCAACCTACCAATGTGGACAAGAAACACTTGTAAGTACGGTGACAACTTTGTTTACTTGAAATTAGACCCTGAGAAGGGAGTGGTTGGCGTACAACAGTTACCAACAATTGAAATTGAAAGACATGAGGTAGGTGCAAGTGGAAAAATTTCAACAGATATTACAAAAGAATTAGATAAGGACAAAAAGGCTCTTCACTTTACTTGGAAGAATAAAAACATGGAATTCCAATCATGGGAGATGGCTCACTTTAGATTATTAGGTGACGATAGAAAACTTCCTTACGGTACTTCTATGTTGGAAAAGGCGAGAAGGATTTGGAAACAATTATTACTATCAGAAGACGCGATGTTAATTTATCGTACATCAAGAGCACCTGAAAGAAGGATGTTCAAAGTTTTCGTAGGTAATATGAACGATGATGATGTTGAGGCATATGTACAACGTGTTGCTAACAAATTTAAAAGAGAGCAAATTGTCGATAACAAGACCGGTAACGTAGATATGAGGTTTAACCAAATGGCGGTTGACCAAGATTACTTTATACCTGTTAGAGACCCTGCAGCTCCAGACCCAATTACAACATTACCTGGAGCAACAAACTTATCAGAGATTGCGGATATCGAGTATATCCAAAAGAAATTATTAACAGCACTTCGTGTTCCTAAGGCGTTCTTAGGATTTGAAGAAGTTGTCGGTGACGGTAAAAACTTGGCCTTACAAGACATTAGATTTGCTCGTACAATCAATAGAATCCAAAAAAGTATGTTGGCTGAGTTAAATAAAATTGCTATTATTCACTTATTCCTATTAGGTTTTGAGGATGAACTTTCAAACTTTACCATAGGTCTTACAAACCCATCAACCCAAGCAGACTTATTGAAGATTGATGTTTGGAAAGAAAAAGTGTTATTATATAAAGACTTAGTGTCTGACCCAGGAAATGGTATTCAAGCAACATCGTCAACATGGGCCAAGAAACATATCTTTGGATGGTCTGACGAAGAAGTTCGTTTAGATTTACAACAACAAAGAGTTGAGAGAGCTGTTGGTGAGGAACTTAAAGCAACAGCAACGGTTATTACTAAAACGGGATTATTCGACAATATTGACAAATTATATGGTAGTGCAACAGGTGCAACACCAGCGGCTGGTGCGGAAACAACACCAGGAGGCACTGAAGAGTTAAGTTCACCACCATCATTTGGAGGAGGAGGAGTAGAAACAGAGTTACCTGATTTGGGAGGTGAAACACCACCAGCTGGAGAATCTCCACCAACAGGAGAACCAGAATTAGCCCCTGAGTCTAAGAAAAAAGACATGAACATTTTAATTGAAAATAACCTAATTGAAGGCGCACAAATGATAAATTTGGGTCAGGCCCAACAATCTTTAGGAGAAATGTCAAAAGAATTGGATAAGTTATTAAATACGTAATATTTATTGGAAAATGCACAAAATGACCTTTGGTAACATTAAATCCCTAATCGAGAACAATCTACTGGAATCCTACAAAGATGAAAAGGAATTCAAGAAGACATTGAGAGAATTCAAACACAATGTGTTGAGTAATAAATCTATGTCAAAAGCATATGCTTTATATGACCAATTGAGTAAACCTCAAGGGTTGAACGAACATGATGCAAAGGAGTTTTTAGAAGAAGGAATATCTTTATTACAAAGAGTTTTGCCAAGCATTAAGTTACCAAAAACAATTTCTGAATCAGTTAAAAATAGTTATGAGGATATTGATACGTTAGTTTATATTCAAAAAACAGACTTAAAAGAAAGAATAAATGCTAAGAAAAACATCATTTCAATTCTTACATTAAAAACTGAAATAGTTAAAGAGTCAATCAATATTCCGATTAAGTCTATGGTGAGTATTGCAAACCAAACTTTAAAAAATTACCTTGATACTTTAGATGAAAATTCTAAGAAAGAATTTATCCAAATCGTATCTGAAGACACGAAAA